TTTGCCCTCGTCATTTTCAGTTGATGGTTTGGAAATTCTTTTTAACTATCTTGAAGAAATTGAGCAAGGACAAGAGAAAGAAATAGAACTAGATCCTATTGCCTTGAGATGTGATTTTGCAGAATCTTCACCATACGAAATTGCAGAAGATTACGACATAGACATTTCAGAAGCTACAAATGACGATGAAGTGATTGAGATCGTACAAGATTTCATTGATCATAATAGTGCATGGGTAGGTGTTACAGATCAAAAAACAATTGTTTATCATCAATTTTAATCAATCCAATAAAGGAGAATTAACATGGCAACAACTCAACAAGTTTACTCATTAACAGATCTTTTTGAATCAATCAATGACATTCACCAACAAAATGACGAGGGCAAAATGAATACTTTGACCGCTTACACCTTAGCTCGTCAATGTTGCTCTGAGTTTATCAATCACACATACAACAACGAAGAACCGCTTTTTCTTTGTCGTTGGAATGATGGCGAAATTATCCAAGTTCACACAAAAAAGAGTCTTATTAACCAATACAAAGACACCAATCTTTTTGACGAGGACGAAGAAAAGCAAGATCTTGAAGGCAACACGCTTGCAGTGAGCGTTCTTGAGTGGATGGATGCAATGTCTTTGGTTAATTTTGAATGGCAAGAGCATAACGATTTTACCTTTGACAACTTCACCATGAGGAGAATTAAATAATGACTTTATTTCATGCTCAATACATAAGCGACAACTTTAATTTTGAACTCATTGAAACAACCAAAGAAAGAGCTATAGAAGCACTTCAAATAGCTCTTGAAGAACATACCAAGCAATTCAAATGCGAACCTAATTGGTGGAAGTATGGCGATAACTACGACCTAGGAGAGCATGTCCGCTCTTTTACCTTAGGTTGTGCATATCGTGATGGATTAGGTAACGGATTAATTGCATAGTATCAACTCTAAGCATCTTTTTTAAGGGTGCTTAGGGGTTGCTATTAGTAACCATTTTTAAATCATTTAAGGAGCATTAAAATGCGAAATGAACCTAGTTTTTTTCAGTTAGTCGTCTATGCATTTCTTGGGTTGTTTTCCATGTATGTATGGATTCTCTTTTTATTTTTACTCTAAGCTATGAAAGGCAAACCAAATGGAAACAAAATTCATTGCATATTATCGTGTTTCAACTGATAAGCAAGGGCAAAGCGGACTCGGATTAGAAGCACAAAAAACAATCTGTTACGCTTATGCTCGCAGCATCAACGCGGAAATTCTCGCAGAGTTTACGGACATTGAAAGCGGTTCTCACAATGACCGAGCAGAGCTGCTCAAGGCGTTGGCATTATTGGAAATTGAGAATGGTTCTCGTTTACTTGTTGCAAAACAGTGCAGATTAACTCGTTCTGTGGCTTTGATGAGTTCTCTTTTGGAAAAGAAGATCCCACTCACCATCGCAGAAACCCCCAATGCTAGTATTTTTGAACTTCATATCAGAGCGGTATTAAATGAAGAAACAAGGCGACAAATCTCAATCAATACGCGCAATGCGTTAATGGCTGCGAAAGCAAGAGGTATTAAGCTTGGAGCGCCAAGAGAAGCACTGCTGCAAGCATCTATGCGAGGTGGATATGCATCCGCAGATATCAAGATTGAATTTGCCATGAGCATTAAACCCATGATGGATCTTGCTATTGCTAATTGTGGCAAGCCATCCTGTCGTAACATTGCAACTAAACTCAACGAATTAGGTGTCAAAACATTCCTGGGTCACACATGGACTGCTCCTAATGTGTCGTATTATTTAACCAATTATAAAAAGAGAGTGAGTGAATACAATGCAAGATAAAGCGCTTGGAAAGCTAACGCCTGATGACATGATGTCATGTTCCAGGCTTCCCGCATTACTAGGTTTTAGTAAGTTTAGAACTCCTAACGATGAGTTGAAGTATTCAATCAACGCAATCAATGGTGAAGTAAATGAATTTGTAGAACAAGAACCTATGCTATGGGGAAACCTCACAGAAAAACTTATCCTTGCAGAAGCTTGCAAGAGATTAGGTGTGGACATAGATCAGTTAGCACACGATAAACCTTACTTTCATCCTGACATACCATTGGCTACAAGCCTTGATGGCACTGCGTCTGGCAATGATACAACAATCTACACTGACATTGATAAAGGCATTTATGTCATGGGTCAAGACTCAATCAAGCTTGATGGGTACGGAATTTTAGAAGCTAAACTTACTGCTCAAGAAGTCGAGACTGAACCAGCTCCATATCGTGGCGTGATACAACTCCAGGGACAAATGAATATTATGAAAGCATCCTGGGGTGCGCTTTGTGTATTATACAAAGGTACAACATTACGCATTTTTTTATACCCCATTAATGAAGATCATGTCAATATGATTCACAATGCAGTAGAGGATTTTCAAGTGCGTTTGGATAAGTACAAAACCAATCAAGAGATTGAATGGTATCCACTCAGTGATTCTTTTGAGGCAAGTCGTGTGTTTGATCGTGCTGAAAAGAGTACGATTGAGATGCCTGAAATTGAGATCCAAGCCGAGAAGATCATAGAACTTCGTGAGAAAATTATGGAGTTAGAGATTGCTATTGATAGATTACAAATCAATATCATGGAGCAAATGCGTGATGCAGAAGTATGTAATGCGGGTCGTTACAAGATCTCATGGCCTATGCGTCAGTATAAAGCACAGCCAGCAAAAACTGTACCAGCTAAAGAAGCTTATGTTATTAGGCAGTCTAAGTTATCTATTAAGGATCGTATATGAACGACCAAGATAGATTTGAAACAGAAGTTATGAATCAATTACAACAACAGGAGAAAAGTATGAAAACTATCGCAACAGCTTTTGTTAAGGCACAGAAAGAGTTTGCCCCAGCACTCAAGACATCAACAAATCCACACTTTAGATCTAAGTATGTGTCTTTAGATGGATGTATTGAAGCTGTATTGGATGCACTCAACAACAATGGTATTGCATTAATCCAACAGACACACGATTGTGAAAGCGGTGTCAAGATCGAGACTATATTAATACATGAAAGTGGTGAGACTTTAACAGGTGGCATCTTACATGTACCAGCACCTAAACAAGACCCTCAAGGATATGGTAGTGCATTGACTTATGCTCGTAGATATAGCCTTATGGCTACTTGTGGCATAGCTCCAGAAGATGATGATGGTAATCTAGCTACAGAAAGAGCTGGCAGTGTTGTAAAAAAGCCACAAACTAAGGAATATACCTTCTATATTCCAGGAAAAGACCCTCAAGAGGTATCGGATGTATTGACATGGCAAGCAAAATTCGATCAAATGTCTGAACAGCTAGTTAATTCTAGCTTAAACCCAGAGGATAAGATATCGAAACTTAAAGCATTAGTAGACGCTAACCAGCCAACACTAAATCGCTTACCCATAACAGTTAAGATGCAATACATAGGCAAACAAGCCACACGCATCAACACAGTGAAAGGACAATCAAATGAAACCAATTAAGACAGACTTCAATGCTTTTGAATGGCGTTATCCACGATCATTTAAAGAGCTTAATGGCTATGAATACGAGGTGACAATGGAGTCACCCAAAGAGAAAAGGCAACGCATATGGAGAGCAACAAAGATCTCCATAGGCATTGCCTTATCATTGTATGCTTGGCTTATTTATTCATTACGTACATTGTAACTTCAAAGCCAAAGCGCATTTCAGTAGCTGCTGGAGTTGTCCACATGGTGTTAGTCCTTATCTATGACAAGCAAGATTACTTGTTACGCAAATTATGCACTTTTTGCAAGACAAACTAATCAGTAAAACCATGAAAGCTACCTAATGAAGGAGACTTTATGTTAGATATTGCAGCAGTCATGTGTATGAGTTTGACCATGTTCCATGAAGCCAGAGGTGAACCTATCTCTGGCCAAGTGGCAGTGGGGTATGTGCTTTATCGGAGAGCTGACTTTGACCAAAAGAATATATGCTCGGAGACTTTCAAACCACACCAGTTTGAATGGACTAAAAAGACAAAGCATGTCCCGCCTTACAAAACACTCAAACCATTTATAGAATTATCCCAAAAAATTATCCAACAACAAATCAAAGACAGTAGCAAGGGAGCTAGTTACTTTCATAATGTTAAGATGGATAATCAATGGGGTATGAAACCAAGAACTATTATTAACAATCATATATTTTATTAGGAAGATATTATGGATGACGAGTTAGAACCTAAGAAAGTTAAGAAACCACTCAAAGGATTGCAAAAGTTATACGAAGATCCAACTGAGGATGATGATGACATCAAAGATTTTAAGTTTGACCATGGCATACAGGATCATTATGACGAATAAAGAAATATGGCTAACGCTAATGTGTATAGTGTGTATATTTATAATGCTATTTGTTAGCGTTGAGGTAAACATTAATCAGATTAAGCCAAGAAGTTTTGCAGACAAAGATTTAAAGTGTATTGATGGCAAACTATTTGAGGAAGTAAAGAAGAATATGTTTGTAACTAACCACCTTGAATGCTTTGAGCAAAGGAAATTTTAATGAACTATTTATCAGTATGTAGCGGTATAGAAGCAGCAACAGTAGCATGGCACGATTTAGGATTTAACCCAGTTGGATTCTCAGAGATTGAGAAATTCCCAAGTCAATTATTACAACATCACTACCCTCATGTAACCAACTACGGAGACATGACTAACTATAAAGAATGGAATCTAAATGAATCAATCGGACTTTTGGTCGGAGGAACACCATGTCAATCCTTCTCAGTCGCTGGACTTAGAAAAGGTCTTGAAGATCCAAGGGGAAACCTCATGCTCACCTATCTTGGAATTGCAGAAAAGTTTAAACCAAAATGGTTACTATGGGAAAATGTCCCAGGTGTTCTCTCTAGTAACGGAGGAGAGGACTTTGCCTGTCTCCTTAAAGGGATGGCTGAACTCGGGTATGGGTTCGCCTACAGAGTTCTTGACGCTCAATACTTCGGAGTGCCACAAAGACGCAGACGTGTGTTCGTTGTCGGATGTCTTGGAGACTGGAGAAGTGCTGCCAAAGTATTATTTGAGTCCGAAAGCCTGTCTAGGGATATTACACCGAGCAGACAAGAGGGAAAAGAAATTGCCAACTGCATTAAGGCAAGCCCTTCAAGCTACGGCAGTTACAATCCAGCAAGATCAGAAGGTAACGCAGTCATTGTAGGATCATTACTTGCAAGAGATCATAAAGGCATTGATAACTACGATCATACTAAAATAATTATTGATCGAGGTGTCAGTGCTATTGATCTCAAGGATGTATCTAAAACATTGACTGCTAGTTATGGAACAGGCGGTGCAGATTTAGATATTAAACCTTTAGTATTAGAACCTAAGTCATACGCTATTGCAGAAAACATTATAGGTAGGCAAGCTCACAATGGTGGTAATGGTAATGGATACTCAGAAGAAGTCATGTATACATTAAATGCAACAGGAGTTCATGGAGTTGCTCATGGATTTCATGTTAATGCTAGACCAGATGAAATGAAAGTAGAGAAAGAACTTTCCAATACTTTAACTACATGTCAAAGACCAGGTGTGATGCAACAAATGAGAGTACGTAGACTAACTCCAATGGAATGTGAAAGGTTACAAGGCTTTCCGGATGGCTATACTAACACTCCAACATCAAGCGATACTACTCGATATAAAGCATTAGGTAATTCTATGGCAGTTCCTGTGATGAGATGGATAGGTAAGCGTATAAGTCAGTTGTAAGTCATTGATTGGTATACAGAACCCACACAATCGCTCTATAACGCACGATCGTAAGCAAGGTGATACCTTAGGCTACCTAGTTTTAGTGTAAAGCTTGAGGCTTAGGGGAAATGTAGAGCATCTGCATGTATTCAGCATTGATCTCTATGTAATCATCCTCGTTTTCATTGAAAAAAATTCTAATGATTGCGAGAGGTTCTTCTTCAATGATCTCAATATCCCAAATCTTACGACCAATAAGTTTGTCTAGGATATCTAGTTGTTCTGATGTAGGGTTTTCCACTAAACAATTTTACCATTCCATTTACCATTTGTGTTAAGAACCATTGGCATTAGTTTAGGTTGTCCATTTAATATCATTCCACATCCAACAATGAATCGAGTCTTGAAGTTCTTAGCATAGTTAAATGCCATAGACTTCTGATTGATAAGAGATCCGACTTGCATACCCCATACTAATGCATCGGGATTGCTATAATAGGACACAGAGAATTTGGTATGGTAGTGACCTTGTACTGTATTCATTCCGTATTGCATAGCTACCTTGAGTACATCAGCAGATAATCCATGAGTAAAGAAACAGCGTGATCCATCTGATAAGTTAATGGTAATATCTTCTTCCCATTCCCAGCCTTTACCAACACCTAAGAAATCATTGTAATGTTTAAGGTAACCTTTAGGTACACCATGCTTTAATGCACGTCTGTATAACATGGATGAGTGATTGCTATGCACAATCTTCATCTTAGGGAATATCTTTTCTAGTGTTTGAATGTATGCAATAGACGCTGCCAACTCATGGCCAGCAGAGAATAGATCTGGATCGCTATCATGCATAGACATCGCATGCATATCAAGCTCGTCACCAATATTAATAACGAGATCGGGTTTGTATTTTGTCTTGAGCGCTTTAAGAAAGTTGAATGCATCTGGGTGGTGATAAGGTATATGGAGATCGCTGATTACTAATACGGACTTGTATGCTTGTGCCATTACAGCTCCTATAAATTAGGTATCTGAAAGATAGCACAGTTAGTTTGTTAAATCAATAGCCTGACTTAAACATCTTAGCTTCTGCTTCACGTCTTAGTTGAAGTCCTTTAAGCACACGACCACCAGCACGACAATACTTTAGGAGCGATTCAATAGCCGCTTCTTTATCGCCACGAAGCAACGCTTGACGGATGGTTGATCGTTGAAATGTCCCAAGACCAAGATTAAAAGCAAAGCAGACCAGAGAATCGAATTCACATTGTCTAAGGCGCACGTTAGGTAGCATCTTAGATACTCCCAACTCGAAACGATTGAGGTCGGATTTAAGAAGTCCATCTATTTCTTCTTGCGTAAAAGTTCTGTTCCAAGAATCAGGCAAATGTTTGCCATCGCCGATAAGGTGACCAACACCCACAGTATACAGGTTTGCAGCACAACGATAGGGCCGACTACGCACACCTTCAAAATGTTTAATAAGTTCGATACCACGCTTAGATACTTTCACGTTTCTTTTCCCATGTGCGAGAGCCAAAGTAGAATCCAATGATAGAAGCTACAATGCTCATCTCATCGCTAGAGAATATAGCATCCATAGATTCTGGTGTGAATCCACCAGTAGATTTAACTGCCCATATGAATCCAGCTACATCAACGAATACAAGTAAGCCTACAAAAGTAAATGCAACGAATGGTCTTACACAAGCATTGAGAGTCTTGACCCATTGTGATGCACCTTCTACAAGCTTAGTGTCATGTGCATATAATGCTTCACGTTCTTGAGCGTACGTTTCTGCGTACGTTCCTTCTAATTCAATAGCAGCAATCTTCTCTTGAGATACAAAACCTTTCTCTGCCATACGCATAGCTTGTTCGTTCTGTAACTTAGCCATCTCACGTTCATGTGCTTGGTCACCTTTTTGCTGAAAAAATCCGAGCAGACTTGGTAGCCCACTGGTAGCAAAGCCTAAGATACCACTGATAATACTAAACATTTAAAACTCCTCTTTGTTAAATCCGTATAGGTCACAGATGATATTAACATATTTGTTAAACTTCTTTTCGTGTGCATCAAAGTCATTGTGTCCATGATACCAAAGCATACAATGAATCATCTCATGCATAAGTGTTTCAGATATCTTCAAGTATGTATCATTAGAGATATCTATTTGTATTCTAGTAGGCTCTGTAAGAAAGTATCCAAGCACTTCACCTTTAGTATTGATGATACTAAAATTAACCTTGTGTGCTGCTGGCATCTTGTAGCCATTGAATGGAGGTAGCCCAACAAAACAAGCATACATCTTACGCAAGTTTTGTTTGGTAAGTAGCTTCATTACTTGGCCAATGGATTGATCGTTGATTTGCGTAATGCTTTCATCTCCTCACGCACTGCGCTAAGAGATACATCAATCTCTCTTTGTGATCCTTTAATGATGGCTGCTGTTTCTTTAGATGTAGCAAAAGCTTCTGATGCTTTCTCATACGCTCTGTTGTTAGACATAGCTAATTCAATCATACGATTGTCAGCAGCTTTAACTCTATCTTCTACTAATGTAATGCGTGTTTCAACATTACTCATTTTCTTTACTTCTTCAATTGTCGAAGTCAAATCGTTGAATAGGGTTATCCCGTAGTAGACTGCTCCACTGGTAGGAACTAGCACTGATAAGATTATCCCCAAGATCATCTGCGAGGATAAGTTTAAGGTATACTTCTTGTTCTCTTGCGTAGTCATTCTCTTGCTCCATGTTGATTGCTTCTATGATCTGTTGATTCTGTATCGTGTATGCTTGTGTTAGCATTTGCATACTCATAACAATCCCAAATCCAGGCACGAGTTCCTTTGATTTCGGAAGCTCTTGTTTTGGGTCTAGCTTCGCTTCTGTACTTGCGGTTGTTCTCGATGCGGGCTGTGATTCTTGTCTGCTTTCTGTCTTGACTTCTGTTTTGGTTTCTTGACGCACCGAAGTAGTCACCTCTGGCATCTGAGTCTGCGCAAAATCCATTGGCACAATTACAGGTTCTATTGGTATGACTGGTGCATTGATGGGATTCAATGGACTTGTCACACTGAGTGGACTTGTCGGACTGATTGGATTCGTTGGATTGTCCATTGACTTCACACAACTGTTGGTAACTTGAATCCAAGAACCAAACGCTGGAGTCGAGTATGGATCTGAGCATGTCGAAGTTCTTTGCTCTAGTATTGATCCAGTGTATCCAGCTTCGCATGCTAGTGTCCTTTGTTCTGTAGAAAACAAGTTGGCGGATCTTGTGTGCAATTATCTGACGTAGTTGTCCAAGAAGTCCAAGTGCTTGAGCTACAAGCATAGGAACGACTCTGATTAACCACGCCACTATAGTGTGGTAGAGGGCAACTAAGCGATTGATACTCCACTGTATCGGTGCAGACTGGCTGAATGTATGGAGCGCAGATAGGATCATCTGGCCTATACGGACACCATGCTGTAGCAAGCGCTGTAGCATCGTCAATGCCATGGCACTGTAAGTTACTAACCCAGCCTTGAGTTGTTGGAACATATGTGCAATACCATGCATAGAGTGGGTTACTCCACAGGAGTATTAGGAATAAGAGGGAGCGTATAGGTAGAACCATATAGTTTCTCAAATCGTTTTGGATCTCTCTCATGCCATGCACGTTTAGCTGTGTAACCTAATGAACCACCAATAGGACAAGGTGAACCAGACATTTCCATAGCATCCCATACTCTAGGATCTTGACACAATACAGATACTGCTGCTACCTTTAGGCCTAAGTCATTAAGTGTCTTAGCTAGTTTAATACGCTCACAGTTTTCATCTGTGATAGTAGCGCCACCACTGATAGAGAACATGCCTGTGTTAGCACCACCAGATACACCAGACTTACACATGTCATTAGAGAAGCCAGACATGGATGGAGCCATAGCACTCGGCACTGGCATCCCTTTGTTATTGATCGTTGTTGTATCAGCATGAGCATAACTTTGACTAAGCAAGAATACAATAATGAAACCAGCAGTGCCTAACAGGATCTGCTCTAATCTTTTTAACCTAGCATTGATTTGCTCGTAACGTAATGCACATATTTCTTCATGTGTATGTAATTTTGATTCTACGTCATGCTTAACCATGATTAATTCCAAGCTTGATTGTTGAGTATAGCTATCAATCCTTCAACTGAATCAACTAGATCAATCTCTGAATCTAATCTATTAGCTTCTGTCACGATAGCATTACGTTTGTCTGCAATATCAGTAGGAATATCTACACTGCGTTCTGCCTTGCGGATAACATACCAATCTGTATTAGCCAATAGTTTATTAGCTGTGTCTTTAACTTGTGCTTTGAAGTTAGACTTCAATCCTTTGGTAGTAGAACCATCTTCTTCTAGCTTATCTTCTAATGCTTTAGGTAAGTCTGTGTCCCAATAGAAACGAGTATCAATAGGAGTAGGATCTGCTACCCATGTAATACCAATGGCTGCCTTCTCTGCTTCTGTAGATTGATTGAGCCATCCACTAGGATACTGTGTGCCATTAGCATCATAGAATGATGTGCCTTCTTGTAATAATTTTCCGTTTATATAAAATGCCATATGTTTTCCTTATCTTGCGTTAGCGTTTTTAAATGGGTTTTCTGCAAATGCCATGTATATAAATGTGCTAGCACTTCTGTTTTCTCTAATATCTGTAGTTCTTAATTTAAAGCCATTAGATAATATATCATAAGGACCAGCCCAAACTGACTCTACAGCAGCCAAGTCTGGTGATAATTTATTTCCGACTTGATTGTATACACTTCTAGATGTGTCATAAATAGTCCATTCTTGACCAGCAACACTTGAATCTCTAGCTAATATAAATTTAGGTCTAAATCCTAAATAAACAAACGGACCATCAGCACTACCATTACCTGTGTAAGAACCAAACTTACTAAACCCTGCTATTTCTGACCAAGCATAACACACCATATTTGATGAGCTTCTATTTGTTCTACCATTTGAGCCTAAACTAATAACTGTGCTAGATGGTGCAGTTGAATTCCAAAATGTAGTATCTACAGCTTGTGCTGCTGTTCCATTTAGATATAAATAATATGTAGCATTAGTTAATGATGTATGCCATACACACCATTCGTCACCAGCGGTAGTTCTATTCTTAACTATAACCATCTTTGGTGCAACACCTAAACCATGTCCTACTGTAGCATTAGCACCTGTTCCTGTATAAGTCACCACACTAAACCCAGCAGTTGTGTTTACAGATACAGTAGATGTAATAGAGCCTGAAGTGTTAGATGATGTTGTGCCTTGACCAGCTTGCCATTGCCATCCTACATAGGTAGCACCATTTGTATTCATAGCAGCTAAACCTCCAACAGTAAATCCATTGGAATTAAATGACATTTGAGAGCCTAATACAGTTTCTGCTGCTGTAGAATTAGATATTAAAATACCACCTTCACCTCGTCTTGAATCAAACAAATAATTATCTGTTGCTGCACTTCTTGATTTAATCCATAATAAATCAGATTTCATAGATCCAGCATTTGTAATTGATTGACTAGAACCATTACCAGTATATAGCGTTGCATCCATCACACTATTACCTTTTTTGATAGTGCTATCAGGTAGGTTAAATGTATTTAATGTTTTAAATCCTGTAGGTGGTGTATATTTAAATGGTCGTTGTCCAAAGTTAGCATCACAAGTATTTGCTCCACTAGTTGTAGCTACTGAAACAGCTGGCACATAAGGACCACTTGTTAATCCTGTAAATGCTGCATTAGTTCCAGCAGCTGGATCTCCACTTGCTTGCCATGTTCCATTTTTACTAAAGAATAATTTACCATTATCAGCATCAAAAGCTATACCAATAATATCGCCAGCAGTCCAAGTAGCACCATAAGCTACACCAGCATTATTATTCCATTTGTTTCCATCTGTAAAATATCCATATCCTGTTGCATCATACCCAACCCAATTTGTTGCACCAGCATAATAACTTGTTGTAGTAGCAGTTACTATTCCGTGCATTTGTGAGAATATATTATTTGCAGTTACTTCCCAATACCATTTACCTGATGACACAGCAAATGTTGCTAAAGCTCTCATCCAGTTAGAATTACCAGATGTAAATTGTAGATTTCCTCTTGATAATACTGAAAATCCACCATAATAAGGTAAAGGATTAAGGGTGCAATAATTACCCACAGTCGCATTTGTTAGCGTAGGGCTATCATACATGACATCATAAGTTTGATCTGATATATCGTTTGCGTTCCATCCAGTACCAATAAGCCAATTATTATAATTTCCACTATAATCAGCAGCAATAGATGGAGTTGCATAAGGAACTATTCCAGATGAGATTGAGAAACTGCCATTGTTTGTAAGTGTAAAATTATTGGCAGAGTTATCAATTAATGTAGCATCTTGTAATGTTAATAACTGTGTATTAGTAATAGCAGTTAATTTAGTTGTAGTTGGTTTAAATTTAGATGTATATACAGCAGTACCATTTACAATTCTAAATCCATGTAAGAAAGCACTTAGATAAGTTGTAGAATCTCTACCAATTCTAAATGCACCAGATGTTCCTGGATAGTTAATCGAACTTGTACTTATATTAATTGTTGTTGGTAATGGAACACCATTAATGTAAGCAGTTATTGTACTACCATTTCTAACAACAGCAAGATGGTACCACTGATTCATTTGGAAATTATGGGCACCAAAACTTGTATCTGTATTATTAGTTCCATTAGTTAATGATTGTTTATATATAGGTAACAGAAATGCTACTACTGGTTCAGGAGATTATGGACTTCAAACCACTCAACTATTTAGAGACCCAAGTGCTTGGTATCACATTGTTTTATCTATAGATACTACTCAAGCAACTTCATCTAATAGAATTAAATTATATGTAAATGGAAGTCAAATAACTGCGTTTGTATCTGCATCTTATCCATCTTTAAATTATCAAACAACAGCATTTTTAGGTGGAAATTCTGCGGCTCATATTATAGGTTATGGAGCAACAACTGGAGCAACAGAATATTTTGACGGATATCTAGCAGAAATGCATTTTGTTGATGGACAAACCCTCACACCATCATCATTTGGTGAAACAGATGCAGTCACTGGCTCATGGGTAGCTAAGAAATATACAGGCACTTATGGCACTAACGGTTTCTATCTCAAATTTAATAATGATTCTAGTTCATTATCAAGTCAATATGGTGCTTTACTTAATGGATCAAGTCAATTTGTTTCATTAACACCTACATCAGCATTTAATTTTAGTAATAACAATTGGACTATTGAATCTTTTATATGGCCCAACGGAACAACCAATCAATGCTTTTTTAATTATGGCTATGAAGCAGGTACTAATAGAGCCTTGGTTATTTATTACACTGGTGGTAATTTAAACTTAGCATACTCAACTAATGGAACTAATAATACAGATACAAGTTTTGGTGCCCATAATTTCCAAATGAATCAGTGGTAGCATTTCTGTTACCTATATATAAACAATCATTAACTAATGAACCTCCAGCACCAGAGCCAGCAAAAGTAATATGTCCGCTTGCTCCACTTGCGTTATACCACATGATACTGTGTCCATTAGTAACATTGAGCCTTCCTCTTTTTATCCAAAAACTAACTGTAGATTTTGTTTTATCTGTATAAGTAGAACCAAATGTTCTATTTAAAAAAGCGGATGCACTAGCTCTAAATCTTAACGAGTTATTAATGTCATAACCACCAGCAGAGATGGCATTGCTATTTTGGAGCAAGCTCATTAAGCAAGCGCTCCAGATGCTGTGCAATAAGCATTAGTTCCGTTATCGTAATATGATATGAGATATGTGCCAGCAGTAGATATAGTGGCTAGTAATGCAGCAGTAACCTTAGTAGTCGCAGCAGCTGATATAGCATAGCCACTAGAGTTGATTAACAATACATATCCAGATTGACCAGCAGTATGGTTAGTAAATGTTAATGTTCCTGTGCCTGTTGGTGTGCATGTGAAGTTATTACCTACAGCTAGATCGAATGATAAGTCATTGTCTGTTGTAATAGCACCACGTTGTGCATCTGTCCATGTTTGCTCTACGTTAAGGAATGCTGTATTAGCACTGTAGGCTTGCACATTAGTGCCAATAGCAAGTCCAAGATTAGTTCTTGCTGTAGCAAAGTTAGTAAGATCAGATAGGTTGTTAGCTTTTAATACATAGTCACCACCAGATACATAAGCAGCTACCCATGCTGATCCAGTATATAAACGCATTTCTGGAACAGTCGTATTGTAGTATAAAGCGCCAGCAAGTAATGCATTGCCATCATTGTCTACAGATGGATTAGATGCTTTAGCACCAAGATAACGATCATCAAAGTTATCATATGCAGCGAGCGTTGCATCACGTGCAGCCTCAGCAGCAGTCTGTGCAGATGCAGCGTTAGAAGCAGATGTTGATGCGTTAGAAGCTTGTGTTGTTGCAGTTGATGCAGATGATGCAGCAGCAGTAGCATGATACTTAGCAGAGAACTCTCCACCAGCTACAGCACCAGAAGTCTTTGTAGCCCAATCATTAGCTAGTATTGCAGATGCAGCAGAGTCATTAGAATATTTCTTAGCTGAGTATTCTGTGCCATCGACTGTGCCAGATGTCTTAGTAGCCCACTCTTTAGCAGCGCCTCTACTTGCTGTATCTGTAACGCCTGTGCCACCAATAGACCATGCTTTAGATGCATAGTCTGTAGAAGCTACAAGGCCAGTAGTTTTAATTGCCCATTCAGAAGCTAGTGTAGCACTTGCAGCAGCAGCAGCAGCGTCTACGACTAATGCCCATTTAGCTGAGTCAGCATTGGTTGATATAGGAAGTGAGCCAGATGATGTGTGTGCTGTAACGCAAATGTATACATTGCTATTTGTTGTGTCTTTAACTAAATCTCGGTTTTGAAATGATACACCAGCAGCCCAATTACCACGCCATACACCAATAGGATCACCAGCAACTGGATTACCAGTGGCATCAAACGCCAATGTCTTACCAGCTCTGACTGTATCAATTGGCAATACCATGTTAATAGATGTAGGATCTGTAACAGGCGCTTTAATTGAACGCTCTGCTGTTTCAGCTACTTGTTGAATAAAGATTGTTTCTGAGTCTAATTCTGTATTAAGTGTATTAGCAAAGAAGTCGCCACCAGTTACAAAGTCTGTTGATCTTTGAATTGGTCTAGCGCCTACGATTGTAATACGATCAGTGCCTGTAGCAGCTGATACTAATGTGATTGATCCTTGGCCAGTAGTTCCGCTAATGGTTACAGTGTAGTCTGTAGTAAGTGTAAGTAATACGTCATTCTTATATACAGCGATATCTGTATTTACAATGACAGGGAACGAGAATGTATAAGGCCCTACACCCGCAGATCCTGTGTATACGATTCGTCTTGCTACGCTTGTTATTGGATAGTCAGCCATGTTTTATTTACCTTGTATAAATACCAGTTTCTTTTTGAACTTCTTTCATATCTTCTAAAGCCATTTGTAAGTCTACATCTTCTTGAACAAGTCTATCCCATGCTAGTCCATATGTATCAGATATCTCTTTTTGAATAGCTTTTTGAGCCACAGACATATCCATGCCTTTAATGCTCTTATAAAGTTCTCCCAATTTTACTACTCTTTTCTCTAAAGCACCATCATTTGTTGCAATTTCTATCCATCTATTGTACTGTTCACCAGACAACATAACGCCATCTTTAGATTTTTGTGGAATATATGCTGGCACACCATATTCTACTAAGGTTAGATATCCTTCTATATTAGTACCATCTGATCTTTTAAATGGATTAAAGGTTTCATAGAAGTTACCTTTGCCAACTTTCTTAGTTTCTCCAGTTAATGGATCTAATGCTACTGGTAAACTATCACTTAACAATGGATTGCGTGATTTATATTGTGCTAATGCTTGCCAATATCCATCATATATTGGATTAGCATCTGATCTTAATGATGTTTCTTCTCTCATTAAGTTAGATTTTTCTGGGTTACTATATCTTTCATAGGTAGCAGATAGACTTGAATATGCTCCAGCTGGAGATCCACCCATACCAAACTCTACAGATTTCTTAGTAAATTTAGATGCAATAGAATAGAATTTATCTGGTGCTGACTGAGCATCGCTAGAGAACATATCATGTATATCTCCAATACCTTGAAGCATATCTAAGTTAGACATGTAGTCATAAAGACCAACTGCACCATTCATAGCTAATTTATCTAAACCTTCTTCTTCTGGGTCTGTCATTGCATATTCGGCAGATGTAGCTGACATACCAAGCAATGATGCTAATGGGCCTAATGATTCATATGAAATATAAATCTTATCTGCACCTACAGTAACATTAGTAATCTCAGAAAATTTATCAACTAACTCTTGATCTACATCGCTTTTATTAAAGACCATAGAAAATGGTTGCCATCCTGTTCCTTTAAGCGCTTCTAAATCTTTGCGTCTTACTGGACCAGCACCAGTGAGGTTACCACCTAATGTATATTGATACATTGTATACATGGCTGCACCACCTAATGTTACTTTAGCTAATGCTTTATCACCTTCAATACCACCTTTTTGAATGGCTGTGCTAATAGCTGATGGAATACCTAATGGGCTACGAGATAATGTTTCTTTAATAATATTAGCTGGGGTTCTTACAAACGGAAAGAATAGTTTTGCATATGGGAAACCAGCAAATTCAGTATTAATAATTTTATTAACTGTTCTGAGTGAACCTTCTAATTCAGAAGTAAATGTCATAGTACGTGCTTCTTTAGTTGCAAGCTCATGCATTTCATCTGTAGGATTTTCTAATAATGAAGCATGATAATTTGTAACTTGTTTACGAGCCACATCTGGATCAATGCCTGATCCTATTAATTCATTATATTTCTTATTAGACTCTCGTCTTGCTAAAGCACCCAATTCTCCTCGATAACCAATGGCTTTAAAAAACTCATCTTCTGCCATTAATGCACGACCTGGTAATGTAATAAAGTTACCATAGTATTTAATGCCATCTGACATAGCCTTGCCAAATGTGCTATCACCAAAATTAAGATTAAAATCATCTCGACCAGCAGTTCTCATCTCAAGTTTAGTAAGAGGATCTGATGGAGTATTGGTTTTTAATGCTTGAACTCCAAGTCTAAATGCATCTGATAAAGACATAGACATAGCTGATGCTTTATCCATAACTTCATTCATTTGAATATAATCTTTATTGCCAGTAAGAACAGACCTACCTTTGCCTAATACTGATGCAACAAAGTTTTCTGGAACTTGCCACATACCAAACAATGAGTTACCAGCAATATTCTTTGCGTGAGTCACTGGAGATGATAACAAACCATTTATCCATGTTGCGTACCATACATCTTTAGCGCTACTGAATAATGTTTTTTCTGCCAATGCAGCTCTATCAAGTCTTGAATTAAGAGCAATATAATGCTTACCAATGTCATCAATATTATCTAAGCCACCTGAGCCATTCAAAATACTATCTAACATTAATGCTCTTTCTGGGCTTGTGCCAGATGCTTTATACGCTTCTCTTAATACACCAAGAGACCTAGCAATGTCCCTACGTTTGCCAGTAACAGAACCCATAAAGTTGCCTTCGAGGTTCAGTCCTAATGCAAACTTAGCTGCCAAATCTTTAGTCTCAATGCTTTCTGGGTCTTTAGCTTTAGCTTCTAAATAGTTTCTATATAAAGAAATATTCTTATCTTGAATGCTTCGAGCTATATATGGTAACTTTGCAATCTCATTAGGATCAGCAATAGTTTGTCCATTGGCATCTAACATACGAGCCAAGAACTTTTCATCATAAATAGGCTCTACAGATACTGCAAGTTGTTCAGCATTTGGTTGTGATGCCACCCATTTATCTGCTAATTCTTTAGTTTCAAATTCTTTAACTGTTACGCCATTCTCAGTAATAAATGCTTTAGGTGTGGTATTGCGCTCTACAATCTCTTTATATGATAATTTTTTATACTTACCTAATTCATATACATTAGTAACAGCTTGACCAAGATTATTAAAGTCTAATGGTGCTGTGGGGTCAAACAACATCTTATCAATCTCACCTGATGCTGATGGGACTTCTATTTGTTGCATAACTTTTTGTGTTGTTTTCTTTGGAGCTTCTGGAATGATTGTAAATTGACCAGCCTTTTCTATTGTTTTGCCTTCTTTAACAATTGGCATAGCTAAATCAGACACAGCATCTTTAGGTGTTTTAGTAGTAATCTTTTTAAGAACCTTAACGCCAATGTCTCTTAAACCAGCTGTATCTATTTTTTCTCCAGTAAATACTGGATCTGTTTGTTCTGGCAATGGTGTTGTTTCATCAGAGATTAAATCGCCTTGTGTTGTATAAGGAACAGATTGCTCTAATGTAGCAGTAGTGGTTTCATTAGGATCAATAGTCTTTGTAACTTGATCTAATTCTTGAGTCACATTATCAAGTGCATTTAATCTTTGATCTAATGGTCTATTGTCAATTGTCATTTAGTAGCCTTTTTGATTTGCTTAATACCCTTAACTACACCTTTTGTAGCAAGTGTTGCTAGACCAGATGGAGCTATAATCTCGCCAACTGATTCAGCAGCTGTTGCTTTTGTTTGTAATTGTGGAACTAACTCATTAATAAACTTTTTAACATCTTCAGTTGTAGGTAATCCAGTAGATGATTCTAATCCACGTGTAAATTCTTCAAGCTTGCTTTTTCCTTCTGGAGTAGTAGCAGCATAATAAGCACCTTTAAGAATAGATATAAGATCTCCAGGTGTACCTATTGCACCTTCTATAGCACCTTTGCCTAAAGCATATAAAGATTGAGCTGGCATCTTTTCAACATCAGATACAACTGCACTAACCCCCTCTGTAACCAATGGAGCAACTATTCCAGGAGATGGTAATCCTTTTGGTCTTTCAATAACCACTTCTTGTTCTGGCACATATGCATTTAGCTTATAATCTTCAAATCTTTGATCTAAGTTCATCAATTTACTCCAGCATTATTCTTTTGGAATGTTTTAAATGCCTCAATATCACGCAATGCAGCCTTCATTTTTTTGCGTTCTTTGTCATCTTTACTTAAACTTGCCTTAGCAATTGCTTCAGTTAATCTTTTCTCTTCCTGAGCATAGTTTCTATCAAACTCTAAAAGATTTTCACGAACACGCAAGATATCTTCTGCAACACCAATGTTTTCCATTTGTGTTTTAAGATTTTTCTTCTGTTCTGCTACTGCATCGTGATATTGTTTTGCTTCAAGTGCTAATTGATATGCGGCTTCTGCGGCTGCTCTTGCAAGTTCTTTTTGTGTTGCAATGGCACTTGCGCCTGCACCAGCAGTATCGTCTAAGCCATTCTTCATGTTGGCTAATTCTTTACGGAAATCAGCCATATCATCAGCAGTTTCGCCTGTGCCACTGCCAATCTCTTTAATCTTGTCAATTAATGCGTCAATACCAATGAAACTTGCAATCGCTGTTGCTAATTGTAATAGGTAGCCCTTAATCTTTAAGAATGCCTTACCTAAAAGACCAACACCCTGAGCAACATATGGGAAACGTTTTGCTAATGCGTTTAGTGTTACGCCTAAGGTAGAGTTACCTTTAATGAAACGCATGACATACCAAGTAGATATGTCAATTGTCTTAGAAAGAC